CTGGTGGGACTACTATGTGCCAAAAGCTTAAAAGGTTGAGCGTGTGTCTGAAGCACACAAGGACGTGGATCGATTCCACGTTGGCACACTATGACGCTGTGGCAGAATGGCTAATGCACGGCACTGCAAATGCCGTTTTTGCGGGTTCGATTCCCGCTGGCGTCTCTATGAATATACTTGACGAAAAAACAATCAACGAGTTTCGTGAAGCCTGCATACAGTTCTATAAACATCGTACAGGTATTCACTGTGCGCACGCAAGGGTACAAGTGTATAAGACCTTGCGCGACCTGCACGGCGTAGAAAAAGTGCTTGAACACGTAGGCGAGATAGCGGATAGGCTGAGAGAGATTGAAGAGGAATGTAAGAAGAAAGATGCCATTTTTTGATTCAGCACAAAACGAAAAGAAATATAGAGACTCACGGCTTGGTGGTGGCTCCTACATAGGTGCAATAACATATTTTGTGCAGGCAGGAGATAATGGCCCGATAAAAATTGGACGGTCAATAAAACCACAAAGAAGAGTTAAACACATACAAACAGATTGTTATGAAAAGATATTCTTGATAGGCTTAACTAGAGAAAAAGAAGCTAAACTACATAAACGTTTTGAGAAATGGCTTATAAGGGGAGAATGGTATTCACCAAACATAGAATTATGTAACTATATAGCTTCCCTAGAAACCGTAGAATGGCATCTGAAAAGATACCAAGACGGATGGTGGACTGAAACTTTTTCGTAACTTTTACGTATAGAGAGTGTTATAGCAAGAAAGCCTATCCCAAGGCTGAAACCGTGATATGAATAGAATAAAAACCTCAGTCAGAGGGTAGTCTGCCTGCTCGTGTGGTTATCACGGCATATTTGCAGGGGGGAACAGGCTATCCACTGATTGAGGTTTTTTGTGTTTAGGGGGAATTATGATAATAGAACAGGAACAAGTAAGAATTGCAGAAATGTATCAAGCAGGAACAGGATACACAAGGATAGCAAAGGTGCTCGGCTATCCACGCAGGCAGGTGAGGCAGGCGATTATAAATCAAGGTGTAAAAATAAAGAAACCAAAAGGAGAAAGATACAAAGTAGACGAAACTGCATTTGACTGTATTGATAACGAGTTGGCAGCATATTGGCTAGGATTTATATATGCTGATGGGTGTGTAACTGGGAACGACCTTAGAATTGATTTGAATAAAAGAGATGAACAACATTTAGAAAAGATATGCCCGTTTTTGAAAACAAAACGTCCCTTATGGCACTCTCGGCAAAGACCATCAAAGGTATTGTTCAAAGTAGGAAATAGACACCTAGCTCAACGCTTGCAGTCTCTTGGAATTCTGCCAGACAGACCGAATGTTAACTTTGCCATATCTCAAGTTCCAGAGCAATTATACCATCATTTCATAAGAGGCTATTTTGATGGTGATGGTTCTGCCGGAAGAAAACAGAAGAGAATAAGGCTTTGTGGTCAAGTTGATATTCTGTCTTGGACAAAAGACGTTTTATGCTCAAACACCTGTGCAGAAGGAGCAATGTCTATTCGCCCATACAAACACACAGACAAGATAGTGGTTATAGCGTTTTGTGGAAACAATATGATAGAATTTAGAAACTATATCTATAAAGATGCAACTATTTGGATGAAAAGAAAAAGAGAAAAAGCAGATAGATGGTAAACAAAAAGAACTCCCTATTTCTAGGGAGTTCTAGTTTTATTACAAGACTAACGACTAACACCACCCGCTGCCCAAACAGCGTACTTTGTAGAATCACTACGGATGCTGACACCACCATTAGCAAAATATTCACTATCTGCCATTGGTGAACGCAAGTGCTGAAGCGGCGTGTATTTCACGTATTGAATCTTACCCGCTAGTTGCGGTGTACGTAGAACAACTCGCTGCTCAGTCTTTAGCGCCAACTGGTAGCACCACTTGTTGTTGTCGATGGCCCAAGAATAAATTCCATCGTCTGTCCAGAAGTCTTCACGACCACCCAACAAGGCAACGTTTTGTGTTGCGAAAGTTGAACGGTAGTCAAGATACTCTCGATAGGTTACAGGGAATCCACCTTGGATTGTCAAAGGCACAACGTAAATGCTTGATGCAAACTCGCCACCTGCAAGGTTACCGTTTTCATTGCTGGTGTGTTCGAAAATACCGTCATCTGTTACAACGCGGTATGACTTGCCGTTGATTTCAATTACCATCTCACGGCGCATCATTGTTTGCATATCCATATTGGTGCGGTCGTTGATAACACCAACGCTTGTTCCCGATGCATTTGCGCAACGGTTGGTCATATAACGACAAGGCCAGCAAGCGCTCAATTCATACCAAAGGTTAGGTGTCATAACGATAACGAATTCAACAGGAGCTAAACCCATACGGTCTGCGTTGAACTCTAGGTAGTAGACCAACATAGAAAGATACTCTACGATGTCACGACCTGTTCCACACACGTCATCGTATGCAAAGTCTTTTACGTCCGAGTCAAGACTTGGGCAAGTTGTGTTGGTATCTGCATCAACCTGTCCCGTTGCAATCTGACTATCAAGACCTGGGAATTCGGTTAGAGCAACACTACCCTGCCACGTCTGGCGGACCAACGAACGCTCCGCACGCACGCCAGCGGAAACCATCTCTGCCTTTGTGATGATGTTTAGAACGTCGCTTTCATCCATATTGGAAGGGGTCAAGTTTGAAAGTCCCAATAGACGACCACGCAACACGAGGTCTCTAAAGTCGCCACGGTTCCAGCGAAGCATAACCTTATCAAACTCAATTGTTTCTGTATCCTGGCGCTCAAGACCAAACAAAGCGGTCAGGTTACAACCCTTCATATAGCCCGTTGGTGCATCTGCACACGCTTCTGTTGCGCGAGTGCCGATTTCATCTGAAAAGCCAGTGATGCTACCGTAGCGGGGGTCTGCGTCTGTGGTTGGGAGCATTGGCAAACTGCCTGCCAAACCCATTGGACGAATATGCGCGGAAATAACATCTCTATCAAGTCCGCCTGTCCCAAAGATGCCACCACCATTGTGTAGCGTGATAGCAGAGTGAACGCTACCTACTGCCTTTTCCTCTTTTGCGTTGAGTGATGCCGCAACAAGTTCAAACGCCTTCAAAAAGCGTTCGTCACGGTCAACTTCAACATCTTTCTTTGCCAATACATTGTACTTTTCTAGTGCCTCGTTAAATCTTTCAATTGCTGTACTCATTCGTCTTCCTCCTTATTTCCACAAAGTTAGCTTTGTGCCTGCTACGACTGGACCCGACTGAGACTTTTCAGCCTCTTCTGGACCATCTTTGGCATAAGCGGTTCGACCATCTACGTGATTTTCTTTCTTGCCAATAATTGATTCTCGCATCATTGCTGAAAGTGAGGCTGCCGGTGCTGTTTCCACTGCACGAGCAATTTTCTGTTCGTCACCCTCTTTCAGTGCCTTTAGTTCCTGGGCAATTGGCACAACAACCTCTACAAGTTCATCAACAGCGGCAGACACTTTTTCATCTACCATTGCCTCAAACTTTTCGGTAAGTTCAGAAATAACGGTCTTGAAACCCTCTGTAATTTCTTCACGACTAATTGGGATTTCTTTCACTTCTTCCTCAACTTCCTCAACTTCCTTTTCCTCAACTTCCTCAACTACCTCTTCAACTGCCTCTTCGACCGTCTCTTCAACTTCTTTTTCTTCCTCAACGGGTTCTTCGACAGCCTCTTCAACGATTTCTTCAACAGCCTCTTCTGCAACTTCCTTATACGCTACGCCAGTTGCTTCGAGTTCGGCTGTCTTAGTTTCACCCAAACTTACCATCTGAGATACAAGACCTTCGCCAAACACGTTCTCAAAAGCCTCTTTCTGTTTTTCATTCATTATTTTTCCTCCATTCATAAATCTTGGTCTTGGGTTATGCTGATTCGCAGCAATGTCCCAAGGTAGGATTGTCGATTCGTATTTTTCAAACGAATGATAGATGCCGTCTATGCGGTCTTTCCGCTGGAATCTATATCCGTGCGATTGTCCCCATCCATTTGGGGCGATTTTGGGGTGACCTTCAGGATTGTCCTCAAAGAATTTTGCAAAGGTGTGTCCCATCTCTGAATCATCAAACTGTGCAGCTTCAAGTAAAAATCGTCCAACACGTGCCTGCATCTTGATGTTTGCAAACTTGGACCCTGGCAAATGACAGAACCAAACTTCACCTTTTGTGTCGTCTTGTTCGTGGCGCTCGATAAAGTCATCAATGGACTGTGTAGTGAAAATCTCTTTCTCTCTATCTTCAAAAGAGTTTGTTGACCACAAAAGTACCCAAGGTCTACCTTCAGCATCTTTCGTAAACTTCATTCCAGATTGCTTTACTTCAAGACTTTTTTTCCCTGTCAAGAAACCCTTGATTTCCTCAATCCATTTTTCTAGTTGATTTAGCCTTTTCTCCGCAGGTTGCTCTTTCCCTGCTATCTTGTAAATCTCTTCTGGCGCATCGGTTTCAAAGGCATCTGACCACCACCCAATTACCTTACTTGCTGCCGATTTCATCTGTCTGTCAAATTCATCCTGTGGTACGTCTGCTGGTTTTTTAACCGCTGGCAAGCCACGAGCACCGCTACCAATTGCCTTTATTGCGTTTTTATTTGGCAGTGTGCTTCCTGGCTTTCTGTAAGGCAACTTACACAGTGACTTAGTTTTTTCATCGCCACTGTTAAAGTCTAACAAACACGAATTACAATAAGCCTCGGCAGTGTCCCAATTTGAAGCGGCTCCATCCCAATCCGATTCATCAAACTTTTGTGCCTTTTCTTCTTCCATTTCTTCTTCCATACTTACTTTTTCTAATCGCATCACAAATTCGTTTGATAGATTACGAATTGCAGCCTTTTTGTCCATAATTTCAGGAGAATACATAATGTTCTCTACCATTACCTTGAACAATTCTGTATCTTCTTTCACTTCGTGCGCTGCGTCAACTGCCATTTGCTGTTGTTCGTATTCCTCAAAAGAAGTTGCAGAACAGTATGATACTTCATTATCATAACTTTTTTCTTCTTGACTCATACTTTCCTCCTTTGCAACTCTTATTGCCCAATCTATACCTGCATCGCCGCCCCACAACAACCAAGCAACGTGTCCAGCATCACGCCACGGTTCGTTTTTATACTTTGGGTCAACGGTTGAGTTTTTACGATGTCTATTGAATTGCGCCATTCTTTTAACAATATCCAGAGACAAAGCGTCACCATCTGCAAGCTGCCTAGCCCTGGTCCACCCTACCTGCGTTCCACCTTTTATTTCATCTGGATGCTCTTCTTTCCACTTAATAGCTCTTTTGGCATTGTTTTGCGCTGCCTTTGGTGGGTTGTATGTCTTTGCCATATGTTATCCCTTTGCGCTGTCTGCTAAGTTCTCCAACAGTGCTACACCAAAAATATCAACTAACATTTCCATTTCTTTTTCGTCAACTTTGCGCTTTGGTTCCAGGTACGTCACTTCTGGCGAGGTCCAAAGCAGTGGAGTTCCATCGGATTTCAATACAACCCACATCTTTGCTATTGCCAAACCTTCTTGCTTACTTGCAACAGATTGAAGCCTTCTGGCAAGGTTAAGCCAATTCTTCCATTCTGGCTTGATATCTTTTGTCAATTCCATAAAATACCTTTCTAGAATGATTTATTTGCCGCACGTCTCATTGCCGCTTTCATTCTCTCTTCAAATGGGCGCTGTCTCTCTTTTGTGAGACGCGCACTCCAACCACGTGCTTCTGTTCCTGGGTGCCTGACTGACTTTCGTCTGTTCCAAGCACCGTGCCTACGTGCCTTTCGTGATGTATACTTTCCTACTTGTGTTGCTGCTGTATAACCAGACTGAAAAATCAAGTTTGGCGCTCGCCTAGCACTGATTGTATGTGCCCTGGTTCCCAAGTCTGTCCACACCCAATGTTGTACTGCCTCTTGATTTCCTGTTGGACCCGTTAAAACACTTGCGCCTTAGAATCTCAAGCCTATATGCATCTACTTTCAATCTCTTTGGCTTGATTGCTTTGAATACAAAGACTGCGCTCATTTTACGCCTACTTGTCTACTTCCTAGCGTATCAACCTGTACGTGTAACCCGAACGTAGCAACGGCTGCATCTGCACCGTAAGTATCTTCATCTGTTGGGTCTCTGAACAGTCTAAAGAAAATTTGAGCACCAATGGCTAACCCTGTGGTTACAATATCAGGAAAAGAAGCAAATTGCTGTGTCCACGCTGTTTCTGCCGCTGCCTGTATAACTTCTATTGTGCTTCCTGCACCTGCAACAGCATCGTCTTGAATAATAACATACTCAAGTTGCCAATGTACATTCCCTGTATCGTTTGTAGAAGGCAACCAGTGAACGTGAGGTTTTATGATTGTTCCCTCTCTCCAATTATGGTTCATTTCTGCAACGGCTGAAACTTCTTCTAACGTGTTTACACCGTCAAACCCTAACGTTTCAATACTTGTTGAACCTATTGTAATCAAGTCTGGCGCGGCTGAACCACGAGTAAGCGCACCCACACCAAAATTAAAATCAACCCAAACTCCCGATGCACCAGGAGTAAAAGAGTCTGCATCTACATCACCTATTGGGGCCGGTCTTATGTCTAAGTTTGCCAAAATATTCTCCTATCGCATTGCGTGCCAATTTACACGGTTCCCTATACCCGATGCAAACCTAACGTAAATATCAGAAACACGCCCATTATATGGAATTGTTTCACTCTGCCCTGGCGTAAGAACAACAGACTGACTTGCATTATTGCCAACATACATATTTACTTGCTGTCCTGGGTCGTTTTGTACAATTATCTGATAGCACGTTAACGTTGTATCTGTCGTTATAGGTACTGCACCCGTTCCAACATCATCTCTATAACCATCAAGTAACAAATCAAAACATTCCATTACTGCCTTACTTGCTCCACCTTCGTGTTTTGTCATATCTTTATCCTTTGTCTTCTAGAAGACATTATCTCAAAGTCATTTCTATTTTAATATGGCAAGAACGACAAAGACAAACTAGGTTGTCAATATTGTTTGCTGCTTGCCAGTCTCCATTAAAAACCCGAAAAGGTATCTTGTGATGAATATCTAAAATCCTATCTTTTCCAATATAGCCGCAATTTTGACATCTATGACCATCTCGTTTTATTGCTTTTCTTCGCTGTCTACCCCAGTTTGGACCATAATCAACGCCATTAACGCTGTGTCCTCCAACCCAGTTAGGATTATTCTTCCCTGCCATTCGAATTGCGTTAGCTTCTGCCACACATTCAACAGAGCAATACCTAGAATGTCTTCCGTTCTGAGTCATACATTTATGAACAGTGTATTCTTTTCCACAAATGTCACAAATTAAAGTAATGTAGCTTTCTGGTTTAGTTGGTGGTCCTGGGGAAACTGACGCGGCGTATTCACTGCGGCATTGTGCAGAACAAAACCTGTTTTGTCTTGTTTTCCAATTGACAAACTCTTTATTGCACCATTCACACACATACGTGTCTTTTAATGATTCGTCAATTCTATCCTTGTTCCATCCATATTCTTTTCTGCATTTAGCCGAACAAAATTTTGCTGTTTTCTCTCTACTTTTCTTAACATAGAATTCAACATTACAATTACTGCAAGTTAGCATTCCCATAATATACCTCCGTAATAGGTATCCGTAAGATATAAACATAGGGAAGGACATATTACGGTTATGTCTTTTCGGGAGCTACCCTATCCCTACATATACTTCATTTTTTTAGGTCTTCCTGGCGTAACAGGTTCATCTGTTTCCACAAACTCACATTTACATTTAAATCCGTGGCAGGCTAACAAAATTGACTGTGGTCTTATTCCATACCGTGCCCATACTTTTGCCCTATAAACTTTTCCGTTGTAATAATCACAGTCCTCGCAATGTTGAGTGTCACCATAAAACCACTTTAGCTTTAGATTTTCATTAGCCATTACAAACGCCTGATTAACCGCGTCTGTATACCTGTTGACCCACATTTCCGCACGTTCAAAGAACGGGGTAAGTTTCCCTACCCCTTTTGGGCTTGCCTCTATTGAATCTGCAAAACCACCAATATACGAAAACTGGTTACTAATAAAGTTCTCTCTTGCTATTAGTTCATCTTGAGTCAATTCATTCTCAAGAATTCCCGCCTTACCTGCTCCTTCTGCCCACGCCGACCGCAATCCTCGCCTGATGCTTGCTTCCATATTGGCGACAAAATCAGTGCGTCCGAAAACATTGCTCCAAAGGCCGCGAACAGAGCTTCTAATCCCCCTACGCATTTGTGCTTTAGGGTCTGCTTTAATTCCTCGAACATGTGCTTTGATTTGTTCATTTAGCATTTATTCTTTCCCTAACTTTCTCAAAAATGCTCTTTTTATAGGGTTCTGGTATTGGTGGTGTGCCTACATCATCTTCAGGTCCGCCTTGTTGGTCTTCTGGCTCGTCTGGTAGGCTGTCCGTAATTTGAGCTACACTTTCACGACCACGTGACAAGGCATCTTTCGCCTGTTTTAGCTTTGCGTCGTTTATAGCTGTGATAAATGCACGACCATCACGAGACAGTCTGATTTCTCCAAGGTTATCAAACTGGATAAAACCAAGTCTTGATAGCGCTTGTATCATCTCTTTGTCTTCTAGGTCTGCGCCTTCAAAGAAATCATTTAGAGTTTCAACGAGTTCTTCTGTAATTTCTTCATCATCAATCGCTTCAACCATTTCTGCACGATTGTCTTTTGCCTCTTGTGCAGCCTCTTCTTCTTTCTCTTCGTCAGTTTTTGCTGGCTCTTTTTCTTTTGGTGCTGCTCCGCCCTTTGGTGCGCTTGGGGCTTTCTTTGCGGCCTGGGCACGAATCAACGCCTCACTTGCACCTGTTGCATCGCCCTTATTACTTGCAATTAGGAATGATGCACCCTGTGAAGATAACTGTACACTTCCATCGTCATTTCGTTTTGCTAATCCCTGGTCAACAAGAGATTGTGCTGTTGCTTGGTCTGGCGCTACGCCTTGTCCAAGTAGATTCAATCCATCCATTCCACCTACAGGGAAATTCGGGAATTGTCCAGCAATCTTATTCAAAACATCTAGCCTATTTTGCTCTTGTGATGCTGGCGAGTCGTCTTCCTCACCTCTTCTGCCACGTAGCCTATCTAGCAATCGAGCACGAATGGCTGCTGCTAATTCGTCTTTGCCAATAAACTTTCCTTCAGGGTCACGTGCCAAGTTTCCACCAATAATCTCGCCACCACCTGCACCAAAGTCATATGCCTTTGTCTCTTCTTCTGGCATTTCTTCTTCTGGTGTTTCTGCCTCTTCTGGCAAGACATCTGCTTCCGTTCTTGAACCAGACTGCATATTGATTTCCTCAACAACCTCAGAGGTCATCATATCAGTTGCACGCTGTACGTAAATCTCTTTTAGTTTAGCAAGCGCTGCTAATGCCTCTCTCGCTTTGCTTTGTCTTTGGAATGATGGCGCAACCTGCGTCTCTTCTATTGCTATAAATGCCGCATCGTCAAGCGCAATAATCATATCATATGGGTCATTAACATCTATGTTTAACGGATTCTCTACGCCAAGGTCTAACAACTCAGCAATGTATGAGTCTCTTGTGTCAAACAAGGATGTAATTGGGTCGCCACTTGGCAATCGTCCATCATCTAGCTCCATTTGATTAAACTGGGCTTGTGTAATGTCGCCAGCGCTCAACGCCTGTTCTCGCGCTACACGAACCGTAACTACACCGTCTTCAATATCGGTTTTTCGCTGTGTTGCTCGCTGGTTACGAATTCTTGCCTGCTGTTCGTCCTGGGCATCGTCCTGATAGTCAACGGAAATTTCCAAGTGTGGCGGTAGAAACTTTGCTTCTAGTGCCAGCTTGATAGAACGTATAATTTCGCCTGGACCCTGTACCATTCCTGCTAGGTGCTGAAATTCAGCGTCCGCTTTTGTCGCACCTGTTGCCGTGGCAGGCCAAAGCCAACGCGTTGGAACGCCTAGCGCAAGCGCAATGGTGTTCATTCCAAGCATCATTGACTCGCCTTCGTCAAACACCTGTCCCGCCTGCACGAGGTCTTGAACGTCCAGGTCAATTTCCGCACTTGAGCTACGAATATTTGGTGCAAGAACAACTGTCTTTGAATATCGCTTTAGTCCCATTTCATTCATTTGTTCATCTGCTGCCGCAAACGCCCTGCCAATGTCTTCTGCCGTGATACCCTTCTTGCCAATAATCAAGCGCTCTTTAGGACGTGAACCTAACTTTTCTAGCTTATATGTTAAAGTGTCTGTTAGCACTTGTGCATAGTTAATACATCTCGATAAACCACAGAACCCAACACCATACATACGCTGTTGCGTAGAAGGCATTGAAGACATTGCTAAAACACGAGTATAGTGTATCTTGTATACTTTTCCGTCAAAGTCCGTGTATGCAATTGGATATTCAGGGTTAGCTTTTCTCGTTACTCTGTGACTGTCTAAGTGGATTAGCTTTGTTGGCATTCCCGTAAGAGGTCCATCAGGTCGCCCTGGCCCTTCAACAATAAAGAATGCGCCGTTATCCTGAGTCAGCAGGTCTTGCAGAAACATTCCCCAACCGTGTACCCATCCAACAGCCGTCATATCACTACGTGAAGTTGTTTCATACCACAACAAGTTAGTATATGCCCTTGCTTGGTCAACGTGTGATTTTACAGACTGGTCCTTGGCTACAACTCGAATAGGAATGGAGGTCATACGAGAAACAAACGCATAAAACGCGCCTGCTACGTGGTCATTGCTATGCCAAAATCGGCGTAGTTCTGCGTCCCTTTTCTT